AATATATCAAATGAGCAAATTTACGATATGTTTAAGGAATTATATTCTACGGTGGGTATTGATTACGGTAATAGGATAAAAAATACCTTAGAACGCACTAAAAAGAATAATATATTGTTCAATGATGTATTATTAAACGAAATTTTGTTATTTTTGTCTAATGAAGGTGGGATAAAAATCACATCGGTAAGGAATACGTTAATTGAAGATTTGGTAAAAGCGGTTCAGTTAGAGATTGAAAAGCAAGGTAGTTTGTTAAATATTCGTGACGCTATTTTTAATGTAGTGAGTAAATCACAACAATTTTACAAATGGCAGGCTTTAAGAATAGCAAGAACAGAAACGACAAGTGCATCAAATTTAGCTGCTATTAAAACAGGCGAAGATTCTGATTTAGAATTAACTAAAACTTGGATAAGCGTTAATGATGGACGTACAAGGTTAGATCATGCAGTTGAAAATTTACAGGTTGTAGATTTTAATGAGTCATTCAAAATGGCTGATGGTTCAACGCTTGAATATCCGGGTGACTTAAAAGGTAACCCAAGTCAAGTAATTAATTGTAGATGTACTGTAGCTTTTACAACTAAAAGAGATGAAGAAGGTAATTTAATATTTAAGAATTAAGATATGAATTTTAAACAATTATCGTACGATTTAAAAGAATTAGACGAAACAAAAGGAGTTGTAACAGCTTATGCGAATGCTTATAATAACGTTGATTCAGACGGCGATATTTCTGCTTTTGGGTCGTTCGATAAGTCAGTAAGTGAGAACTTTAAACGTATCAGAGTATTAAAAGACCACAATCCTACAATGATGATTGGAGTGCCTTTGTCGATTAATACAAAAGACAATTACGGTCTATTAACTACAAGCCAGTTTAACATGAATAAACCTTTAGGTAAAGATATGTTCACTGATATAAAATTAATGCATGAAAATGGCTTAAATGCAGAATTAAGTATTGGTTATAAAGTAATTTCAAGAGACCAAAAGAATAAGAATATCATAAACGAATATAAGTTAATGGAATACTCTTTTCTTTCATCTTGGGCAGCTAATGAGTTGGCTACCGTTCAAGATATTAAAAGTATTAAATCAACTTACGGAATATTAGAACTAATTGAAAAAGCATATAATTTGGATTACTCAGATAATAGACTAAGACAAATTGAAACAATATTAAAAGCACTATCTAATGAGCCGTCAGAAACTGACACTTTGAATGAACAGCCGCTTATATTAGAATCGTTAAAATCATTCAAACTTTAAAAAACACAAAAACAATGGAAGCATTAGAAATTAAAAACGCTTTAGAAGGAATTAAAGCACAAGTAGAAACAAAAGCTACTGAACAAACAATCGAAGTGAAAGGATTAATTGAAGCTGTAAAATCTGAAAATGCTGTAGTAATTGACGGCTTAAAAGCTGATTTAAAAGCTACACAAGACCACGCTGATAAACTTGATTTAAAACTTCAAGAAAAAGGTATGGAAGCTAAAAAAGGCGAAGATACTTTGGTAAAAGGTATCACTGAAAATTTTACTGATATTGGAAATGTTCGTAAAGGAAATGCAATACAAGTAAAAGTAGTTGGTGACATGACATTACCAGTTAACTTAACAGGCGCACAACCTAAAGATTATAACTTTGATGTGGTAATGATTCCGGGACAAGCAGTAAACGTATCTGATTTAGTTGGTTCTGTTAATATCTCTGGAGGTACTTATACATTCCCACGCGAAGCAGCAGGCGAAGGTTCAATTAACGGACAAGTTGAGGGTGCTACTAAAAACCAAAGAGATTACGACTTTACAATGGTTGATGTAAACACTGACTTTATCGCAGGTTTTACACGTTATTCTAAAAAGATGGCTAACAACTTGCCTTTCTTAACTTCATTTATTCCTAAAGCATTAAGACGTGATTACGCAATTGCTGAAAATACTGCTTTTAATACTGTATTAGCTGCTGCTGCAACCGATTCAACTGAGATTATCACAGGTAAAAATAAGATTGAAATGTTGATGAATGAGATTGCAAAACAACAAAATCTTAACTATACAGTTAATGGTATTGTAGTTCGTCCTTATGATTATTGGGGTATCTTGAAAATTGAAAAATCAGTAGGAGCTGGTTACGGATTGCCGGGTGTTGTAACTTTTGAAGGTGGTCAGCTTAGAATTAATGGTATTCCAATTTACTTAGCTACTTGGGTAACTGCTAACAGATACTTTGTAGGGGATTGGACTAGAGTTAATAAAATTGTAACTGAAGGTTTATCATTAGAGTTCTCAGAACAAGAAGGAACAAACTTTGTGAAAAACAATATCACTGCTAGAATTGAAGCTCAAGTAGCTTTAGCAGTTGAAGACCCGTTATCATTAGTTTACGGAAACTTTTTAGCAGTTTAATATTAACTAAAAGAAAGGAGATTAAAACCGATACATTAATTTGTATCGGTTTTTTTTATATCTTTGAATAAATAAAAATAAAACACTATGAAAAAGTATAAAGTAATTAAGGATTTATTTAAGTTATCAGAACAAAAAGATTATATCGTTGGAGATACTATTGAATTATCAATTGAAGAAGCTAATGAATTATTAAAATTTGATTTAATTGAAGAAATAAAAAAAGATAAAAAGTAATGAGTTATTTAGATGTAATATCTTTAGAACGTGCAAAGAACTATTTACGTATTGATTCAGATTTAACGGATGATGATACAGAAATAACTTCAATGATAAAGGCTGCTTGTGGTTACGTTGAAAAACGAACTAATCATATATTTTATGCACGTGAGAAAGTTTATACTGGCTCATGTCAAGTTAAAGTATATGATTTTCCTATTAACTCAATTACTTTACCTTTAGATCCGTTCGTTTGTTACTTTTCTATGTTTGCTATATTCCCAAACGATAAAACCGTTACTTTAAACGTAGGTTATGCAGTTGGAGAAGTACCGGATGAATTAATACAAGCGTGTTTACAAATGATTAAGGTTTGGTACTTCGAGTCAGAGAAACAAGTAAATAGTACTTTAATTCCAGAATCAGTTAAGGAAGTTATTGACATTTATAAAAGATTTTTATAAATGAGAGTATTATTAGTTGTTTTTAGCGCTATTTTATTAGCTTTTTTAGTATATTTATTTTTAGATTATATTAAATTTAACCCTTTAATTACGGGTTGGCTATGCTGTACTACATGTATAGGATTTATAACTTATTTTAAAGAACATTTGTAAATGATAGCACGACAATACACCCGTAAAATAGCAATTTACAAAACTACAAATGTAGCTGATGGCTACGGTGGGAATACTGTAACTGATGTTTTAATAGGCTCATATTGGGCAGAAGTAAAACAAAATAGCGCATTTAAAGATAATGCAATAGGTAAATCTTTGATTAAAAATAACTATTCGTTTAAAATTAGAGCGAATGATAATATAACTCCATATATTGATAATTTAAGCCTTATTTATCGTAATAAAAAGTATGTGGTTAATGATTCACGTTATGACGATGAGTTATTCAGATTTATAAATATTACGGCTAATGGTTCAGGTTTATTTAATGAATCAAACAATACGCCTATCGACCCAACGCCTCCTTTTGTAAACGATGGAAATCCACCAACAACTCCGTATAATTTAGTAGCTAGTAATATACAAGAAACGCAGTTTATGTTAACTTTTACAGGCTCAACAGTTAACGGAGGTCTATTAAATGAAAATATAGAAAGATATGAGTTTTATAAAAATGGAGAGTTTTATGTTTATGATTTCGGCAATTCAGCAGGTCGTTTAATACAAGGTTTATCTTTTGGAACAACTAACCTTTGGAAAATGAGATCTAAAGATGCATCAGGGGTTTATTCTGAATTTAGTAATGAAATATCAGTTACTCAATTATAATGTCAGCAGTTAAAGGAATAAACGAAACGATAAAAGAATTGCGGAAATACGGCGATAAAATTGAGCGTGAAATAAACGGAGAAACACAAGCTATTGCATTTCAAATTGAAAACGATGCTAAAACAAAAGCGCCTAAAAACTTCGGTAAATTAGCTCAAAGTATATCAAACGCAAAGATTAATCCTGCTTTATATAAGATTAGTGTAAATGAATTATATGGTGTTTATATGGAGTTTGGAACTGGAACAAAGGTTGTTGTTCCTGCTGAATTTAAAGAGATAGCGAATAGTTTTAAAGGACAAAAAACAGGTTCTTATAAAGAAGGTTTAGAATCAATAAAAGTATGGTGTAGGGCAAAAGGAATTGATGAAAAGTTTGC